ACTAAGTATGGAATCATCGACAGGCAGCTCAACATCAGCAGGAATCGTGAGAGCTGCCTTAGATGCTGGCTTGTAGCTAAACATATATGCAAACTTGCCACTGTTCATACGCACTTGCAGAGCTGCTTCAAGGAGGCCAGATGCGCGAGCCATGGTGATGGCAGACATCATATCATACATGTTGCTAGACTTGGCATGCTCAGCTGTGATAGCTTGTACATTCACCCTCACAGCGGCCTGGACATTTTGGAACATCATAATCACGTGATTGGATTTGGAGTGCCGCATGGACATCCTCTTTGCTGATCCCTCAAAGGTGCGACCAGGTAGCATCAACAATCGGGGATCAGCATTGCCACTCCAGCTTTTGCAAAACATGTCGAACAGGGCATTGTGGTGTGCTCCTACGGACGCAGCCCATCTGAACGCAGCAAGACCTTGTGCATCTTTTTCCTAACTGGGTTATAGAGGAGTACGCGTGCTTCGTTAGCTGTGTTAGACTTGATAGTTCTGTATCCACGATACCCAATGTATGCTGTGGCAGAGTCATACATGTTTTTGGTGTTAGACCCGATAGTTTTTCGGAGTCTGCTCAGGTCAAAGCTCACTGTGGTGAATCCTCGAACTGACGGGTCATCCAGGTCACAATGCCCCTTAAATGCCCATAAGGAAAATGGACAAGGATATGTGTGGTTGATAACCTGGTATCCAGACAACACAAAAGCAGCGTCTCTAAGGGACTTTGCCATCTCAAACGAGCCAATGTTTTCAAACTCAATCTTCATATTCCGGGACCCGTGAGTTTGGTATGCACTCATCAGAATGTCCTTGGCTGTCTGGATGTTTCTCATATCCGCTGAATGAACCCGTCTGCGCAGATCTCCGATGGACCGACCACCAAGGAGAAAAGATATCAACTCTGTCCTGTCAATTCTTGCCATGACTTCATCGATAAAAGCCTCCGGCATGCACGATGACACCTCCTCGAGCAACGCAGCTTCGTGCATCGAGCTCTTCATCACAGCTTCAAGTGCAAGGGAGTAAGCAGCAGATTGAGTTATCTTGTCAAGAGACTTGAATGGCTCAGCCATTCCTTGGTTGCGTGCTGCCGTTCGAAAAGAATCCGCAATAGCCGCTTGTGCACTAGAATGTGATGCAGCAGCATATGTGAATGGAGAAACAAACACAGCATGTGCATCTCTAATGACAGGCTTCTGCAACAGAAAATTACTAAACACCTTGTCTGCCATGTCACTCTGGACAGTCGCACACATGTGGCCAATAATCTCTATGAACCATGTGAGGTGATCGATCTCCCCAGTTGCCATGCAGCTCGTAATCGCCTTTATACCCAGCCCATTCAGGGACACTGGTGCGAGAGCATAGATTGTAAGGATATGGGTCGGGACTTTCATCAGCTCTGGGTCAAGCTTAAACACCCACTTATATGACAGCCAAGCTGCCAAGAAATATGCAACAAACGGATCGGCGCCCTGGGACGCAGCTGATGATGCCGTGCCAAACGCAGTGGCGATGTTGTCGGTGAGGGACGAAAATCGCCTGGTGTAGTCTTTGTCAATCCTCATCATGGTCTTTGTAGCATGTGCCACTTGTGTGCCATCCACGTACAATTCATTCAAATACACAAATTTCACAGCAGAAAAGAAACTCTTCACTTCATCCATAACGAAACCCAGGGATAAGTACAGTTCAGCCAGCAGGTCACGTGCACGCTGGGCTTTCTGAACGCACTCTTCAGGGGTTCCCTCCAGTGCAACAACCGTAGCGGCATCGTCGATTAGGCATAAGGTGTATGCAGCCTCGCGAGCTGAAAGGACCTTTTCCTCCCTAAGCATATATGCCCAGCGTATCAAAATGTGGGCATGCATCGTAGTGTCAGACGTTGCTGGCCACCCCTGAATGTTTCCATTTCTACATTCATTGCTCACCTTGACCCCACGGCGGTCAGCAAACAAGACCAGCTTGTCCCACAAAGCAATTGGTGATTTGGGATTTGGGCATTCTGTAGTCCCAAGGGCATATGTTTGCCACGCATGAAACATCGCCCGTGGCATTTTTGGTGACCATCCTGATATATCTGTTGACGTTGCAAAGCTTGACTGGGGGCTGATAGCACTTGTAGCTCTTGCCATTGCCTGAAATTTTCGTTTATGCTTGACTAAATCTACACGGATTGATACCCCAGGAGTTAGCTCTGCAAGGGGACGGATGGAGTGGTCCACTTCTGTAAGAAATTCCCTTGCATTGTCGCTTGCAGACAATGTTTCCCGAACCTTGCTGCCCGGCTTCGTGTTTTCTGCCTTACCAGCTTCTGCAGCAATTATGTGGTCAGATGCTCTTAGTTTCCCATCCATAACACGTTTCCTCCACTGATGCATATACTCACCATTGGACAGAACTGGCCCATTAAATACTGCAGATAAGAGTTCATTTTGGTCCATTCTCGACAAATCCCTAGAACGGCTCCTATCCATGTAAGCTCCCAGATCAGCCACTACTCGAGTGCAATCTTTGGAGTCAAAAATATGAAAATCACCAGTTGGGTCATATGGGAATTCTTTGCTCATCCAAACTTTGCCCCAGTCTTGTTTAGGAGGCAGTGTGAGCTTGCCTGACCGTGAGGTCTTGTACCAGGTCATGTCATGGGCAATGTACCCCTCCACGCTTTCAGTTTTCGGGTCCTTCTTCCGTTTACTCAAGAACCTAGCCAGGTCATATGACTTGCAAAAATTGATGAAAGATGCCACTGCATCAGGATTGCATTTGTTCTCGCTGCTGGTTCTCTCAACTAGCGAATTATGGAGCAATAAGGGGTCTATGTCAGGTGGAGGAAGCAAATGATACAACTTGAAAAATTCTGCACGGGTGCGCTCAGGAACATGGAGGCTCATGACCAAGTTGTACCAGGTTGAGGTGAATGGGTGCATCTGCCTCATGTCTGCCTCCAAATGCTTGTCCCGTTCTTCCCACCCACAATTGATTGGGCTGTCTTTCTCGCCCACTGCATTCTGCCACCTAGTATATGCAAGGTGCATGTGTCTTGCCACATACCTTGCCCTGCGGGTGTCAGCAATGGCAGTTCTTATCCACATGATGCATCTTCTAAGCTGCATGGAATAGCTGTGGGTGTCATTGTCACCTGATACTCTCATCATCGAAAATGCCCAAGTCGCGTTGCGGAGACTAGTCAAACATGTCCGAATATAGTCAGCCAGGGATCCATCCATGACCAACATCGTCTTCTCAAAGAACGTCACTAGCACCCCGGCATAGTTATAACTAGAAGACCCTTCCATTACCTTGGAAAAAGCAGAGATTTTGTGACGCTCCATTGGGCTGGACTCGTCTACCTTGTCAATCATTCTGCGCACATGCTCGCGAACTCGACGAGGTGGGGCTGCCCACAACCTACAGTATTTCACCCACATAGGTTGGGCCCTCAATTGCAAATCCTCAGCTGCTTCCACCCATTCTTCATAGTTCGAGGCCATGGCAGGTGCAGAACCACGCATTGGTGCCGCTTTGTACACTTTCTTGAAAGCACCTGGTGCGACCTTCTGAGATATAAGCTGATGGTATATCAGATCATGTGCTGCTGCTCGAGCTGACCGTGATGCTGCAGACTCACTAACGAATCGTGAATCTGCCATAGCTTGACCAATGATCCAGAACATCGCTTCCTCATCACACAATACACGCGTCGGGCCATGATGCTTATGGACTGTCAAAAAGTCAGCCATAAGTTTAGCAGACGCATCAGGTGTCGTCAACTTAGCACGTGAAGCAAGTCTGCCTATTTCAGCATCCAGGAGGTATGATTCGAGTTGCACGTCAATGCCTAGCAGGTCTTCGTCGTCAAGGGCATCATCAAGTGCAAGGTCAGCAAGGTATTCATAGTCTTGAGCCGCTACGTATTTTGTTGCAAATGAGCAACCCAGAGCAGATGCAACACGAACAGATGTTGAAGCCCGCTGAGTAGATGATGCAATCGACAGCATTCTGTTTCGGGCTTGATTGATATATCGCGGTCGTTCGTATACTCTTGCCATATTGATGAAACGGACTTGTAGTAATCTATTCTGGGAAGCAGGGATAATAGTTTTTGTGACGTGTACAATTTGAACTCAG